TGAAGGCTTCGGGCTTAGTCCATTTGAAAGCGCAGCTTGTGGTGTGGCACAAGTAGTACCTAACCATTCGGCTTGCAAAGAGTTGTGGGAGGGCAAAGCACCGCTAATTGATGTTGCTCGCTGGGAAGTGCTGACAGGTGGCATTAACACTGAGGGTGGTGTTATTAGTGTAGAGAGTTTGGTGGGAATTGTTGATAAGTTGTATCACGATAGGACTGAGCTAAAAAGATATGCTGATATGGCTTATAATTACGCTCAACGAGCAGAGTTTACTTGGGAGTATGTTGCTTCCCAGTTTGAAGGATTAATTAAAGAGGTTTTGTCGTCTGGTGAATCTTTATCTAAGAAATATACTGAAGAAGAGCAAAAGTATGTAGAAAACCCTGAGACTGCTGAGGAGAAAGCACCTACGGCTGGCGAATAAATGACTATAACTTTTCCCAGTACTAAAGCTATTAAAGACGAAATCAGGGGTGCGATTGGTCAAACAGTCACTTTTGTTCTAGAAGGAACTCCAACCGCTTGCCCCGTTTGTAGTGGTGCCAACTTGTATGATGGTGTTAATGAGGCAAGTTTGAATCCCTACTGTGCTACTTGCGATGGTAAGTACTGGCTAGATACTGGAGATGTCACTTCTGGAATAGTTGCTCACGTTAGGTGGACGAGACAAGATGAACCAGATTATACTTCTGGTGGTGAAGTTCCAGAAGGTGATTGTAGTATAACTATTGATATTAATTCACTATCTGCGGCTAATATTGTTAAGATAAAAGAAGTTAGAGCAGACTCTAGGAGACTACAAGTTCATAGAGTTATTTACAGAGGAGTTCCCACAAGAGACAGAGTAAGGTTTGTTTGTCGTGAGTGGGGTAAGGAGTAATGTATGACTGGTAAAGATTTTCAAGGTTTGGAAGAGGTTGAAATTGTAAAAGCAATTCAAAAGAAAAAGAAGAGGTATTGCGCTATTGCTCTGAACGATTTAGAAGAAGAGATTAGCGACCCAGAACTTTTTAAGAGGGTGAGGAAAATTTTCTTGGATAGTATAAATAGCTATACCAGAGGTATGCTCATTGTTGTTGGCATAAATATAGAGGGTATAGAAGATAGTTAGGTAAATATATGGGATGGGGTCCTAAATTCACTCATAATATATCACTTTTCTATCCAGAGGCAATTTTAAATTATTTCGGGGTTCAACCAAGAAGTGCCGTTTATCCAATACTACTTAAAAGAGTATCTGCTCTTATAGAAACAGAAGTATTAGCAGCGGCAAAAAATCTTAACGCTTTGTTAAGAGTTCATTATCGTAAAGATATTTCAGATATTGATGAATATTCGGTAATTGATTATTGGTCTGTGCTGGACGCGGCTCTTTCTTCCCCATTGCACATTGGTGTAGTGTGGAGCGGTAAGCTTGTCCAAGCTAAGTTTGTGGATACTAATATTTTAGGTGGACTCAAGGAACTTCAAGACGTTCAACACGAGGCTTACCCGCAGGGAACTGGTAACTTGGGGGCTTGGACTTCCTTATATAAAAAGTGGCGTGCTGGTCAAGATGACAAAATAGGAGACACATTACGCCGCAGACTTACTATTATGCTTGGCAAGGGGATAGCACCTTTTGCTGAATTACTTGAGACTGGTAACGAATTTTATCCAGCATATCCGCATCATCCACCAAAAAATACTTTAGAAGCATTTAAACCTTACTATAGAAGAGAAATGAGCGCAGCTTACCATAGAGTTGTTTCTGCTGCTCAACCAATAATAGAAGCGGCATTGGTTACTGATACAATGTCACCTACTCAAGTAGTAAGTAATACCAATCAATTATTAGAAGGGTTTACTTGGACATCTAAACTAGGTAGAACAATCTTTGTTACTTCTAGTTCTATGAAAACGATAAATGGAAGACTTATGGGTGCTGGGTTTATTATTTCATCATCTGGTAATATTCTTCGCGAGTGGCACGGTTGGTTGCCTCGTTAGGAGTCATTATGGAAGATAATAAGTCAAATGGAGTGCTCGACTCTGCGATAAAACAAGCAGTAGAGAAGCTATCTGAGAAGGGAGTTGATGGTTGCACCACTAAAGATGTAATCTTAGCGGTTATGGGTGCGTTGTACTCTAATGGTAGTATTGCCACGTCTTGCGAAGTTCAGAATCTAGCTGGTGAGATTAAAAAGTGCTTTAACAGAACAGTTGGTATTTGCGTTGGTGCGTTGGTATCAATAGTTTTAGCCTTAATATTTATATAAGGGGAATTTGATGGCTACTGGCAAATTTCATAACGAGGATTTAAGTGTCTACTTTTTTGTAAAGAGTATTTCCCTTGGTAGCACTACTTTGGGTAATATTGCTATAATAGTTGATGGTTATCCGTATAATGAATTGGAAAGTGGCACGTTAACTTTACCAACAGTATCTATAGAGGCTATTTTAACATCGGAAGAAGGTGGTGAGTTAGGAGCATCTTGGTTTAGACGTAGTTGGTCAATAGACATTTTTGCTAACACTGATGTTCAACGCGATGATATAGCTGACAAGATTTTTAATGCTTTGGATAATGCAATACCAATCAAAGATTATTCTGTTGGTTATAGAAAAGACAGTGGTCTTAGCTTGGCTGGTGCAGCACTAAGAACTATAGAGTATATGACACCAGACAATAGGACAATACGCCCAACTTATGGATTTAACACCTATTCTAAGATTAAGTATTGGCGGACAACTGTAGGATTTGAAACTGTTTCTACACAAGCTGTTTAAACGAGTAAGGGTTGGAGGGAATAGGTAGGTGTGGTTTTAGGGTTGGTGGGGTAAAAACAAAATAGGAAATTATGTCTCTCGGCGTGGTGGATACTTTCGGGTTAAATTAAGGTATGGATTTCTCGTGGTATTTGGGTAACTGTGAAAAAGGTTTTTAGAGAGATTGAGGATACAAAATGACAAAGAGGGTAGCAGTACCATATAAAGAGGTAAAACTTAGAATCGTAGGTCCACTTGGTGACTTCTACGCTCACCGTGTGCAACGTTTAGACATTCCTGTTAACTTACCTAGCACGACCATCAACGAGCTTGGTAACTCTCAGCACGCTGGTATTATAACAGATGTTCCAGAGGTTACAGCAACTTTCCAGGCTTTTGATGTATCTCACAAAATATTTTCAGTGCTGGCAGGTAAAGACCCGACTGTTTATCCTGCAACTGGTGTAGACGTTAGTAGCCTAGGATTTGTTGACCTAATTGGTTATATTAAGGATGAGTCTGTTGCCGAAATGCTAAAGTGTATTCACGCTAAGTATATGAGAATCACTGATTTTACATTTACTTATAGTGTTGATGGTGAAAGTACCGAAGAGTACACTTGTGCTGGCAGCGAGAAGAGATACCTTTCTAATGACGTGGTTGTTGACTCAGGTGCGTTAACTGCTGGTCAGTTAACACTGACTTATGCGCCAAATCAGTTAAAGAACGGTAATTATCTGCTTTCTTGTATCTGTGCTGGTGACTGGCTAGAAGAGGGAACCGAATATAGTGTGTCAGGAACGACACTAACTTGTAGTGGTAAGACTACGCAGTACACATTGGCTGTTTACCATACGCAAAGTGGTGTTCTTGCGTGGAGTGACATTAGTGATTCCACTGTTCCAGCAGCTATTAGAGGTAAGAACATTCCTGTTACGATTGGTGTTGAGCATATGTACAGAGTGCAGAGTGTTACTATCAGAGGTACTTTCCCTAACACTAAGATTATGGAAATGGGTAATACTTCTGTAGTTGGTTATATCACTGACCCTCCTGATATTAGTGGTGATATTACTGTTCTAGATACTGATAACGAAATAGTAGCTCTGTTAACAACTGGTACTAAAGCAGATGCTGATGGTTACGGTGAATTTGGTGTTAACGAGTATGAGGAAAGAACTCTTGCATTAACTGTTCAGCTTAAAGACCCAGCAGATAACGCAACAATTAAGAAGACGGTGAAAATTCCTTATATGAGAATAACATCTGATGGAACATCTTCTAATGTTGGTGGACAACTAACGCAGACATTCTCATTTATGTCAAATGACGCTCAATGCGTTGTATACAGCGGCGCAGCAGCCTAATGATTGAATAAGATTCTAGGGAATTTGGTGTACGCACCAAGTTAATAAGGGAAGTCTTTATTCAGAGTAGAAATATTCTGTTGAAGGCTTCCCTTTATTTTTTATGGAGAGGTAAGATGGGCAAATTAAGTAAATTATTTAGATGGAATAAAAAAGTAGAAATTAAACAGGGTGGTAAGGTTTATGAGACTGTCTATATTAGACTAGTCAGTGACCCAGACTTTCAAGAGGCAAGAACGTACGCCCTAAAACGTAGCAAAGAACTTAGAACGCAGTTGCGTGATAAAAACTCAGAAGAGTATAGAGCCAACTTTTTAGACCTTGATGTATTGAATAAGGAAGAGTTAATAATCGGTGCTACGGTTGGTGAAATGCCTAATTATCGTGACGAGGCGATGTTTGCAGTTCCAGAGAAAGAAGCTCCAGTGCTACCAGACGAAGCCACTTTGGAACAAATGGAAGAACACGAAGCTTTGCTTGAGGAGAGGAAGAAATCTCGTGTTAAGGAAATAGCTGATTATATAGAAAAGAAGGTGGAAGAGCGTAGAAAACAACTTGATACTCTAACTATTGAAGAGTTGCGTAATATTTATATGTCTTCTATTATTAATATGAGATGTACTGAAATGTTTACTAGAATTTTTAGAGAGTATCAAGTGTTTAGAGGTGTGTTCGATGACGCCAAATTTACAAAGCCATCTTTTGACAGCTTTGATGAATTTGAAAATAGTGCGCCTCAGCTAAAGGCACAGTTAATGAATTCTTATACTGACCTGGAAATTTCTGGTGAAGAACTAAAAAACTAGCAGAGGACAATGTGTTTACGGGGATATGGCGCATTGTCAAGGAAACCCAATGTCCCCTTCATAATAGTTTGCGTGGTCTTTCTATTTCTCAATATCCTCATTCTATAATGTATGTAATAAAGAGAAGGATGCAAATAGACTCTTACCTTGAACTACCAGAAGATAAGAGACCACCAAAAGAAATTTGGGATAAACCTTCTGAGATTGAGGAATGGTTTGATAGGGTATTTTCCAGCGGAGAGAAGCAAACTGAGTTTTCTCTACC